GATCCGGCCGACACAGCCGCACCTGGTACAGGCCATCCGGTCGATCACCGCCTTCCGATCGAAGTTCGAGATATCGTCGACCTCGACGCTGCCGACGTGGCCACATTGACGCCAGACGTGGAGTTTGAGGGGCACGAGAGACCATCCCAAACTGAAGTGCGTCATGACGCTCTGACCGAAATGCTCTGGCAGTGCTATTGGTTTATGAAACCGGAGTGAGAAATTGAACCTACGACACGCGATCATCGCCACCGCGCCCGCGGCTCTCATGGGGCTTCTACCTGCCCCGACCATCGCTGGTAGATATGATTCTCCACCCTACGAGCTTTGCACCATCCAGTGGTCGCTCATTGCCGCTCAGCTTTTTAAGTCAGACGGGACCATCGGCGAGCTGGATGAGATGGATACAGCGTTTTACACGCGAACAGAAACGGTCGCCGTGTCTCGTCAACCGGAGGATACAATAATGATCTTTCTGGATGAAACCGACGGCGCAATAGGACCTCCGATCGTCCGGCTGGGCGATCAGGTACTCCTCGGCAACGAAGACGAGACCTGGAAGACGGAAATTTCGTGGCCTGAGCTGGACATTGTCCAAAGCACTGAAGTCGAGCTTTTCGACGACAAGAGCCTGAGATTCACAGGCCGCGCAATTGGCAAGGTAACCTGTGACGAGACGGAAGACTGAGAGGCCTGCGCGACCGCGACATCTTCGGTGTAAACGAGACGTGAACGCGGGAACCGATTGATCTAGCGAGAAATCGTGTTGCCCGCGGACGGCCGAAACAGCCGCATCTGACCGTGAACAAACAGGGAAACTGGCAACACTCTCGGCGACGTCAAACGTAGCTGGGACATTAGCTTCCCAAGCTTAAGACGAGGGTTCGATTCCCTTCACCCGCTCCAGCGCAAAGCCATTGTTTTATTGGAATTTTCAGGACGATGCGGGGGTGCCCGTGTCGGGCCAGGATGGGAAGAATCGGGAACATTCCGGCAGGTGTGGGAGAACGACTCCCACAGTTTCTCCCACAGTCATCTAACGCTCCTTTGAATCGAGATTGAAGGACGCGCGCCCTACTCGGCACCGCAGCGCGGTCGTCGGTCTACCAGGATTTCGCCCGACCCGTTCCCCGAGTGTCGCGTGTCCGCTTGCCCCGCGACAGGGCAGAGGCAGATCGTCCCGCGCGCCCATCAATCTAGATCTATTAAGGAGCCGCCGCGATCAGCACGGATGCCGAAGCCTTGCCGCCGCCGGTCGCGGAGGACGGGGAAACCGCTACGCGGATTCGGTCGCCCCGCACGACCCGGTGCGTCGCGTTGATGCTGGCGGGGGAATAGACGGCAACCGCATAGGCGCTGGCGTCCTGCCCGCTGGACAGGCTCGCAGCCATGCCGCCGGAGCCGACCGCGCTTCCGTTGATCATCGGGCGGAATGCGATAGACCCGGCCGTCACTGCCGCATCGCAGTAGACGTTGAGGCCGACAAGCCAGCCATCACACGGCGCTATCACGTCAAAGTAGTTGTTGGCCCCGTCGTAGGCGCTCTGCATCGGCGTGTAAGACGCCACGCCGGAAACGCCGTCCAGCACCCAGGGACCAAGCGCCACTGCAGAGGAATAGGTAATGTGGTCCGCGTCTGCCAGATCGTAGAGCCGCACGTCCGCGTCGCTGGTCTGCACGTCGAGCAGCGGCGGCAGGACGATCGTGCCCTGCCCGCTCGAAGCGTTCGGCTTGAACGCGAAGAAATCGCCCGTGCTGGACGCGGAGCAGTTGTTGACACTGACGGAGCCGGTGACGGCAAGCTGTGCCGCGACATCTACCTTGATGCCGAAGACATGGGCGCCCGCAGCCGTCGTGACGGTCTGGAATTCGACGTTTTCGATTGTCGCCCGACAACTGGACCCCGCGAACACGAACAGATCCTCTGCGTTCTCAAGGACGCAGCCCTCGAACCGCAGCATTCCGACGGAGAAATTCCGGCAGGACGTGATCTCGCCCACGCGGCCGAGCGCGCCGTTGATCTCGAACGAATTGACCCGAACGCCCGGTTGCGCGGTGACGACGAAACAGGGCTGCGCCGCGTTGGTGCCCTTCACATACACCTTGTCAATGATGCCCGCCGGCGCCCCGGCCGAGACGCCGGAGTTGAGGTTGAACACCCGGCCGGACGCTTGGGTCTGGTGAAAGAGAGTCCCGATCCGGTAGCCCCAGAACGGGCTCGTGTAGCCGGTGGCGGCGGGGTGCAGCCCGATCAGGTCATAGCCGTTCTCGTTGTGCAGCCCGGCAAATTGGAAGTGAAAGACGCCGTGCGAGACGTCGGCGGTGGGCTTGAACGCGACGCCGATGGAATTCGGTTCCGAGGACGTCTGGTCGTTCTCCCACTGACACCAGACCGTCTCGCCGGAGAAGCCAAAGCCGAACTTGTAATCATCGTACTCCATCACGAAGATCGGCGTGTTGTCGGTTTTCTGCGTGATCCGCGTCGGCAACGGGAAGTGCACGCACCATTCCGAGGCGTCCGGCAGGGTCAGCTCTCCGGCGATCTCCGCGTCGATCACGTCCCACACAAGCGTTCGGCCGCGCTCCCGCGCCAGCCAGTCGAGCGCCTTCTGCGCCCGGGCCGTGTCCGTCGTGGTGCCGTCGCCGGTGAAACCGAACGCGGACAGCTCCACGCAGGTTCCGATCACGTGAAACCGGACCCCGCCCTTGTTGATCACGTCGTAGTAGTTCGAGCTGGAAAAGGCCTGCCGGTACCGGAAGGCGCCCCCGAGCCAGGTTTGCTCGGGGTCACGCGCGCTGGCAACCGAGCTCAGGAAGTCCGCGACGGTGCGATACCATTTCGACATTGATTACCCCCGGGAGGCACAGCGGTCAGGCAAGCGCGGCCCCGGCGGACCCGGTTGCCGACCAGGTTTCGAGACGGTCGAGATCGATGCCGGACAGTGCCCGGCCGATGACGGTCCCGGCATAGGCGACACCCGCGACGGTGCCGGAGGGCTCGGAGAGCGTCAGCGTGCCGTCCTCGAACGTGCCGGTCTGCGTGCCCGCGCCGGTGTCCGCCTCGGTGCCGTCGACACGCAGCGAAATCGCGCCGTCCTGAATGACTGCGGTCACAACGTGCGGCACGGTCATGTCGACCCCGGTCGCCTCCGCGCTGTCACTGTCGGTCGTGATGGTGAACCCGCCCGAGGTGGCCGCCAGCTCGAAGGTCACGGTCGCCCCGTGGGCCACCAGCACGCCCGCTGCGTCGGCGGAGACAGCCAGGCAGATGGTCACCGCGTCCGTGCCGCTCAGGTCCAGCGAGCCGGAAAGGTGGTCATTCGCCCCGAGATAGAGGCCGTGGACGTCCGCGACGCCGGCTTCCGTGATGTCGTTGCGGTCAACACGCCGCTGCGCCGCGGTTCGGGTCGCGCCCTTCTCGAACTGGCCCCATTCGAGATAGACGCCGTGGTCGGAATTTCTCCCGTAGTCGGCATGTACCTGCATCGTCGCACCGGCGGTTGTGCTGGCCGTGAACGCGAAGGACGCAATCCAGCCGTCGCCATCGGCGGTATAGGTGATCGAGGGCGCATCGACGCCACCGTGCGCGAGCGTCGACGGCACGCCCTCGGCAGACCATTGCACGCGGATGTAGGCGCTCGCCCCGGCCCAGATGTAGATCACCGGAACGGCGCCCTGATCCAACATCTTGATCTTGGCAGAGACCCGGTAAGTGGTGCCGGACACGACGGACATCACCGCTGTATAGGCCCCTGCCGTGGTGGACGAACCATTGGTCAGGATTGCCCGGTAGTCGCCGTCGACGCTGCCGAAAGAGCCGCCGCTTTGCAGGATCCACGACGCCGGGGCGTGGCTGTTGTTCGCGGAGTTGCGTTCGCCGTTGGCAGGGTGCCGGACATAAGCGGGCTTGAGCCCTGCGGTCGCCTGCGTGACCGCCACGCCGTTGCCGCTCCGGTCGGCCGGATACCCCACGGCACCGCCGATGCTCGCCGCCGTGGCGCCGGCGGTGTCCTCGAAAACCTCTCCCGGCGCAAAGCCGGTCGAGAAGCCCGGGGCCTGGCCAAACACCTGCCACGGCGTCCAGGCCGGAAGGGGCGAACGCGTCATGTCCTCGGCGACGGGGCTCGTGATGCGGCGCAGCATGCTCACGGCTCAGCCCCCGTGCCGAGACCAGAGCACCATGAATTGCGCGTCGCTCGTCGGATTGATGCGCACCGCCGGCATGTTCCGCAACTCGATCACCCGCGTGGTGTCGATCGAGATTTCCTCGACAGTGGTCCAGCCGGTACCGGCCGCGTCGCGGCGCTGGATCTGGATCGTGCCGGATCCGACCTCGGTATGGATCGTCGCCGGCGGCACCCAGTGGCCGAAGTCGTCCTCGTCGTCGTTTGGAAGGATCACCGCGTCGGTGCCCCAGGAGCCAAGTCCCATTTCTCTTTCCTCTCAGGTTGGAAGGATCGTTGATGTCGTGCGGTGAGCCCGGGCTCACACCCCCTCGCCGTCGACGATCTCGGCAATCGCCTCGATCTTGCCGTTGGCCTCGGTCAGCGCCGCGCCGCGGGCCACGTAGCCTCGCGCGAGCTGCTTGGTCGTGACCGGCACATCCGGCGCCGGGTCTGCCACGGGCGTCAGCAACCCGGGCGGAATCTCAGTCCCGACAAACTCGGTCGGTCGGTTGCACGCTGCACAGAATAGCAATGACAGCAGGATCAAGTGCCGCATCTGGAATGTCCTCGTGTGAGAGCGCCGCCAACGCGGCACGGTGATCTGCAAGCTCGCGCTCCATGCGCCGGGCGTGCGCCTTGGCGACGTCGCGCGCGAGCGCGGCCTGGTCGGCGCGCCGCTGCAGGGCCTCCCTGTCGCGGTCCACAAGGGCGCGCTGCCCCTTCTCCGCCTGCCACAGGAATCCGAGCCCGCCCGCGACCAGCGCGAGCACGACACAGGCGATCAGCGCGGCGCGAACGATCATGCCACGCCGAACATGCAGAGGTGGTACTCGGCCGTCCTGCGGCGCACGAGGCCGCGGATCACGCGACCGCCCGCCTTGTTCCACCAGGTCAGCGCCTCGCAGCCGCCGGCGACGTCGCCCGCGTTGAGGCGCCGGGTTGCGGTAGATTTCCCAGCCGCGCCGATCCCAGCGTTGTACGCGAGCGAGGTGTAGGCCACGTCCCGGCCCACGGGGAGCCGCGTGGCCAGCGTCTCCGGCGTGAAGTACCTGTGCAGCCCGGCGCGGTACTCCAGCAGCTCGCGCGCCAGCATGGCGTCGCATTGCGCCTTGGTATAGCTGTCGCCCCGCTTCACGCCCTTGGTCTCTCCGTAGCAGACGGTCCAGACGCCCAAGATGTCCGGGTAGGCCTCGAGTCGCAGCCCTTCCCAATCGCCCACAAATGGCACGGCGACCGCGTTGAACGCCTCGTCGGAGACGGGGCCCGGCGCCCAGCCGCCCTTGCCGGCCGACGCGAGGACGGCACCCGGCAGGGAAACCTTCTGCGGCACGGTCTGCGGCACGAACAAGAACGCCGCCATGGCGATCGCCAGCACGCCGACGAACCACGGGCTGCGCAGGCTCACAGCGTCATCCGGGTTTTCGGGATTATCGATTCCCTGGTCGACGATGCGGCCCACGATGCCGTAGATCGTCAGCAGCAGCGCCACGCACCACCAGAAGCGCGGATTGGTGTCGACTTGCAGCGTGTAGTAAATCAGTTCCGGCGTTATCAGCGCGCCGGCGGCGAGATATTGCGCCCACACCGAATGAGCCCGGCGCACCAGCGCGGGCCAGTTGTCCACGAGTTTCATGGTCGTCTCCGTTGCTCGAAAGGTTCAGTGGGCCGAGGCCCGGATCGGGATACTGACGCCCTTGGACCGGTAGGCCAGCGGCGGGTCTCCCGGCAGCGTGCCGGGACAGCCGGTGTAATAGGCCGTGAACACCAGCTCCGCGTTCGGTTCCAGGCCGTAGGGGATCTTCAGCTCCACCTCGATAATGTCCCAGCCGGATTCCAGGTTACGCCCGGGCGCGCCATCGATGCGCAGCGCCGGCGCGTAGGTGTCCCGGCGCGGGTTGTAGAACCCCCATTCCGTTCGGGACGGCTGGATCTTGCAGGGCAACGCCTCCGGCAGCCGACGCACCTTCACACCGAGGCGGCAGCTCTCGCCCTCCACGCAATACGCGCGCCGGAGTGGACCGGTGTTGAAGACCGAGACCTCGAACACCGCCTCCGGCTGTTTCAGCCTGCGGATCTCGGCCGACAGGTCCTCGACCACCGCAACCACGCTCCCGATGTCCGAGCGCATCTCCGCGACCGCCTTAGGCGTTTCCCAGATCGCCTCCAGTCGCTCCTGCACGGGCTTGAACAGGAGCACGACCAGGAAGAGCAGCCCACCCATCAGCGTGGTGGACATCGCGAGGTCCACCACCTTCACCACCAGCCGCTCCTTCAGCCACGGCCGCAACGCCTTCTGGCGCCCGTCTTGTCCGGTCACAACAAGGTCACCTCTTTGATTGACACGACGCGCCCCGGATCAGGGCGCGGATTGCACGAATATCCGACCGTGCGATGTCGGGCCCGGGTCCACGCTGAAGCGGTTCCCCGGCACCAGCTTGCCGAACACCGTCGCGCCCAGTTCGGGCCGTGACGGCGCACCTGAAAACACGGCCCATTGCCCCTGCAGGTCCATCAACCGGCCCTTTGCGGATGCGACCTCGTCGCTGTCCACCGACACGGTGAACTCGTAATTCTGCACCATCTCCGCAATCGCGTCGTCCGTGTAGGTCGTCTCCCAGTCGAACTCGTGACAGGTGCCGATGTCGCGCATCGTCCCGAGGCAGATCTCGCCGACCCGCGCGTTCGCGCTGTGCACGGCGATGGAGATCGTCACGCGGTTCGTGGACGATGGCAGGTCGTCGAAGAGCAGATCGCGCTCGACCATCTGCTCGGTAACGGTCGAGCTGTAACCGCCGGAGGTCGAGACCGTGACAGACGACGCGGTCACGAAGCACACCGCGACACCGTCGATCGCTTCCGGCGGATCGATCACGTAGGTGATCGTGCTGCCCTCGACCACCTTTGGCGTCAGCCGGTTGTCAAATACCCGGTACCGCTCGGTCGCGCCCTGGTCGGCCCATTCGTCCGCCGAGTCCGAAGGCGTGTTGTCGAGGTTCCCGTCTGCCGCCGATTTCCAGACGCGGTGGTCGTACATCACCTCGTCGCCGACAGAATAGGTCGTAGCGTCGCTCCACGCCGTTGCATCGTTCTCTGTCACGGTCGAGGAGACGAGATCGCTCTCGGTGATCTCGACAAGTTCGAGGATCTTGAACCCCATCACTCGACCTCAAGCAGGCCCTTCACGGGCATTCCGTTCGCCTGGAAGGCACTCTCGATGCGGGCGATCCTGCGCGTGTTCCTCTCCGTTTCGAGACCAGACTTCCCGATCTTCTCAAGCTGCCGGACCACTGCCCGCACGTCTTTGCGCAGCTCGCGCAACTGCGCGATCTCGTCGTGGCCTTCCGATCGAACGTCCGACAACTGGTTGAGCGTCCGCTTGACCAGGAAGTTGTAGTCGGCGCGCGAGCCCGCCTCGATCGCCGTTTGCAGCCGCGCCTCGGCCAGGTCGGGCAGGCGCGCCGCCGCCGCCGGGTTCCCGTTCAGCGCCTTGAACAGGGCCCGGTTGTACTGCCGGTTCTGGAACGCGGCCGTGGCCGTGGCCCCCAACGCACCGCTGCCGCGCAGATCCCGGATGTATTCCGTGATGCCACCGATCGCGGAGGACCAGTCGCCGATCTTGTCGGTGATCCGGTCGATGCGGTTTTCCAGCGTGTCGGTGAGTTTCGTCAGCGCCGAGCCGGTCGACGCGACCGTGCTGTAATACTGCTCGAAGGCCGGGACATTCGCGACGATGGCCGCGTGGAGCGCGCGGCCCGCCTCGGTCGTCCGATCGATGCCGGAGACGAGCTGGCGAAAGCCCGCCTCGGTTTCCGGCAGGCTCTGGTTGAACTCGTTCAGCACGGACTCCAGCTTGCGGCCGAGGATCTTCCTCTGCCGCCCTTCGCCGAGGAACGCGCCCTGGTAGGCGTTGAGCGACACCGTGCGGATCGCGGCCGTCGCGTTCTCGGCGGCCGCGTAAATCTGGTCAAAGGCGCCCGCGTTGGCAATCAGCACCGACCAGAGCGCCCGCCCGCGCTCGGTGTTCAGATCCAGCGAGTCGACCAGCGCGCGGAATTCCTGCCGCGTCTCCGGCACCACCTCGCCGAGCGGTTTGAGCGCGCCGCGCATGTCGCGGGCCAGCAGCCTCAGCCGCTCGCCCTCGCTGTAGAACAGCTCCATGTAGCCGGTGAACGCGCCGGTGAGCGCGTCCTGCGAGCCGAAACGCCCCACCAGGTCGGAGGCGAAGGACGCGCCGCGCGCGGTGGCCTCCAGCAAGCTCGCCCCGGTGTAATCCAGCAGCCCGTTCACGGCCGAGAGGTCGCCCGCCAGCCGCGTCAGCGTCTCGCTTGCGGTCTCGCCGTCGCGCGCGAAGAGCTGCCATGCCTCGATGCCCAGCCGGTTCGCCCGGTTGATCTGGCGCCCGGTCGCCGCCGCCTCCAGCGCCGCGGCCGCCATTTCGTTCGACAGGCCGGCGAGCTTCTTCTCGACCTCCTGAAGACGTTGGGTCTTATTCTTGTCGGCGAAGTCGAACCGGATCTGGCGGTTGATGCCGGCGAAGGCCGCCTCGGTAATGCCGATCGCGGACGCCGTGCTGATCGCCTCCGCCTGCGTTGCCGCGATCGCCTCTCGCAGGACGTCGAACTTCGCCCCGGCCGAGCTGTAGCGCGTAGATTCCTCCACCGAGAGCCCATAGGCGCTGGACCGCTTCGTCCGCTCGAACGCGCGGTAGGTCACGTCGAGGCCGGACACCGTCGCCTGCAGCCCGCCCTGCAGCGTTTCGACCTTGGTCTGGAACGCGCCGAGGATCAGGCCGACACCGGCCAGCGGAAGGGCCAGGGCCCCGACGGCGGTCCCGAACCCGGCGATGCCGCTCGTTGCCCCGGACAGCGCAGACGAAATGTAGCCGGTCGTCCCTGACAGCCCGTTTGCCAGCGTATTGGTGAGCAGCCCCGATGCGCCACCGAGCACGCCGGTCCCTCCCCATGTCCCGATGAAGCTGCCCAGCCCGCCAAGCAGCCCCAACCCGCCGAGGCCGGAGGATTGCGCCCCGCCCGCCAGCGCCGCCGCGGTGCCGCCCGTGCTGCCGAACACGCCCTGGCCGGTCAGCGTGACCGGGTTCGTGAGCGCGGTGCGCACGAGGGTCTTGATCCAGGACGTAAACGCTTGCCGCATCGTGTCGAGCGCATCGCCCCAGGAGCGGATCGTTCCGTCCATCACCCCGTCGAATACATCGGCAAGGCTCTCCCCAAGCGATCCCATGGTCTGCTTGAAGTCCCCCATGACCCCACCGGCATTCTCCAACCGCTCTGCCAGTTCCGAGACCCCTGCGGCAGCGCCGCCGCCTCCACCGCCGCCACCTGACGCCGCCTTGCCAAGGTTGTCGGTCGCTTCGATCGTGACATCGAGCGTGTTTTTCAACTCCTGCCCCGCAGCCGTCTCCATCCGCATGGAAGACGTCACCGCCCGCGCAGCGCGGAGTTGCTGCGCCTTGGCGTCTGTCAGCCGGCCTTCCGCCTTTGCCAGACTGGCCGCCGCCGCCTCGATCGCGTTTAGCTCCCGAACCTCCACCGAGCGTAGATTCCGACCGCGCAGGTTCGTATTCGCCCGCGCCGCATCAAGCGCCGCCTGGTGCTTGGCTATCTCCGCTTCTGCCGCCGCGATGGCACTTTGAGCGAGTTTGTAATTCTCGTTGGCAAGCTCAATCGCCGACCTGGCAGCTGACGGCGCGGCTGTCTCGTAAAATGTACCGAGCGCCGCGTTTAGAGCATCTGTCCCAGCCTGAGCAGCCCGAAGCGCCTCCTCCGCCGGCGTGATATTTTCCTGAAAGGTCAGGAAGTACCCTGCGGATGCCGCGACAACAGCGGCGAGCACGCCCCACGGTCCTACCAGACCAACGATGCCGGTGGCGGCAGCCGCGATCAATGGCACCAAAGACGACAGGGCTGATACAATCAAGCCAAGCGCAATGGCCGCAGGACCGATGGCCGCAGCCATCGTGGCTGCGACCGCGACATACTTCTGGGTCTGCTCGCTGAGGCCGTTGAACCAGACCGCAGCGGACTGCAACCGCTCCGCGAACCCCTGTAACACGGGCGCGAGGGCCACCGTCAACTGGTTCGCCAGACCCCGGCTGACGAGCCCGAGCGCCGACATGGCGTCGTTGGCCGCCTCGATCTTGTCCGCGTCGATGTCGGAGACGGCGACACCGAAGCGGTCGACCTCCGACGTTGCCTGCGCCAGCACATCGGCATCGATGCGGGAAAACATCACCGCCGCCCGATCGCCGAAGATCTGCGAGGCGACGCCGGCGCGCTCGGCTTCCGGCACGAACTCCGAGAGCGCATCCTGAATGGCCGCGATCCGCTCGTCGACCGGCATCGCGATCAGGCCCTCGGCCGAGAGGTTGAGCCGATCGAGCGCATCCACGGCCGGGCCAGACCCGGCCGCCGCCTGGCTGAGCCGCTTGGTCATGGCGACCGTCGCCTGCTCGATCTGGCCCATGGACACGCCGGCAAGATCGCCCGCGCGGGAGAGTACCTGTATGCTCTTCGTCGTGGTGCCCAGCGACTGCGCCAGCTTCGCCTGCGAGTCGACCGTCGCAAGCGAGCTTTTCACCGCGACCGCCGCCATGGCCGCGAGCGGCGCGGTGACGCGCGTGCTCAGCGCCTTGCCCGTCGCATTGACCCGCGCGGCCGTCTTGTGCAGGGAGCGCTGCAGGCCATTCATGCTGGCCTGCGACCGCTTCACGCCCTTGTCGAAAGCCGCCGAATCGAGCGAGAGCACCGCCCGAAGCGCGCCGATCACTGCCATGTTCTACTACCTCTTTTCCCGACCCGGCCGCTTGGCCACGGTCTGGTTGTGCGCCATCGCGAAGGCGTGCATCGCGGCCCGGGCGGCATCGGCCGTCACCATCGGATCGGCCGGCTTCTCGGCCTTCTTCGTGGGATCGGGCATTTTCTTGGGATCGAAGATCGCGAAATGGACCATCGTCGCGAGCTCGTGGTTCAGCATCCGGTCCCGCTCGATCTCGCTTTCGCGCAGCCGCCGCAGGCCTCGCGTGGCGATCTCGTAATCACGCAGCGTCAGTGACCAGAAGTCGTCGTAGCGCTGGCCGAGGGCCATCCAGTCCTCGGCCAGCTGTTCGACCCAGTTGCGCGCGGCCGGATCTACCCGGCCGCCAGCGCGTTTCCCTCATCGCCCTCGTCGGTCTCGCTGCCGTCACCCGCGTCTTCCGCGTCCGGCAGGTAGTCGGCGATGGCCTCCATCATCATCTCGGCCCCACGCGTGATGCCGATCTCTTCCAGAACGGCGCCTGCGCGGACCTCCGGTGCACCGTTGCCCTTGTTCAGGCAGCTTGCGTAGAAATGCAGGACGATGCTGAATCCGATTTTCGTCGGGGAGTTCTGGACATCGTCCAGCACCGCAGCAAGCGTCGAGCCGACGCTCCTCTCGAATTTCGCGATCGACAGGAACGTCACCTTGATCGTCTGGACCTTGCCGAGCGCCTCGAACTGAATACCACCCGTCACGATCAGGATCCTTTCGTGAACCAGAACTGTCCGCTGACACGGATCTCTAGGTTCATGTCGAGCGCGGCGCCCTGCTGTCCATCCTGCGGTTGCGGCGAGATGTGTCCGGAATAGAGGTACACGTCGCCAACCGTGGTCTGGTCGCTCGCCTTGGTGAGCTCGCTCTCGAACCAGATCAGCGTGCCGTCATCGCTGTAGCTCTTGGCGAGCTCCATCGTGTCGGGCGTATAGCGCATCGGCAACGTGACCGTGCCGCCGTCCCGCAATCCCGGCTTGTACTCACGGAAGTTGCCGGGACTGTCGAGGTCCGTGGTCTCCACGTACTCCGTCTCCGTCACCGGGAGCACGACGGCGGTGCATCGCGGAATGGCCGTGAAGCTCGTGGAAGTCGTGCCCCAGCCCGTCGTGGCGCCGAGGATGATGATTGGATCCGGCATGGCGGATTCTCCTATATGGTGAGTGGCCGGGACCGGCCGGTTAGCTGCGGTAGGTCACCGCGAAATCCAGCGATTGACGCCGGATCACATCGCCGCCCTTCTCGTTGGAAAGGCCGCGAATACTGAGGAGCTGCGCGCCGAGGATCGGCCCGCCGTGGTAGCCCGAGAGGAGCTCGATCGCCGCGCGGCGGAGCGAGATCGCCGCCTCCGACGTCTCCGCGAAACAATCCACCTGGACGCGCCCCGTGGTCACGCCATCGCGGCCGTCGTTCGAGATCAGGTCGCGCCCCGAGACAGTCGTGAGCACGACGTAGGGCAGCGCCTTCGCACGGCGGAAGCCATCCCATGTCACCGGGCAGCCAAGCGCCAGGAGCAGGGTGCGCAGATGTTCTTCCACCGGTTACTCGACGCGCGTCCGCACGCCGCGCGTGACAAAGCTGGCGAGCCGTTCCGCGAGCGGATCGATCCAGTCCTCCCGCCACAGGCCGAGCCAGGCAAGCAGCGCACACGCCGCGACAACGCCCTGAGCGGTGCGCACACGCCACCGCGCGAACCGAAGTATCAAACGGTGTTTCTCCACCATGCCTGCCTCCTATTCCGCCGCCACCGGCGCCGCGCTGAGCGTCGGGATCGTGTCGGCCATCCGCCCGCGCCAGACCGACCGGCCGTAGTGGCGCAGGTCGAGCCCGGGCATCACCCAGACCTTGCCGCCAAGGTCGCGCCAGCGCTGGCAGAACCGGTAATCCTCGCCCACGCGGACACCGTCCTTCACGAAGAGCTCGAAGAACGCCCACAGCTCCTGGTCGGCGCCCTCGTCGCGATGGGCGAGCTCCGGCATCGCCTCGCGCATCCGCTCGAAGACCTCGCGCCGGATCAGCATGAACCCGGTGCCGACGCCATCCGCCTCGAAGGCCTGCGCATCCGCATCCCAGTTGGTCGTGCAATCGCCACCCGCCGACATGCGAAGCGCGTATCGCTCCCCGCCCCGGTCGCTCTTGACGCGGTAGGCCCCGGCCACCAGCGGCTTGTCCGCGGCGATCAGCGCCGCCACATCCCCCGGCTCAAAGGCGATGTCGGCGTCGATGAACAGCAAATGCGTGAACCCCTCGCGCAGCATCAGTGCCGCCGCCTTGTCCCGGCCCACCTCGACGAAGCACTCCTCGACGATCGCCACCGCGTGCTGGATCCCCCAGGCCGCCAGTTGCCCGGTGAGCTGCGCCAGGCTCTGCACATAGGCCGGCACGAAACTTCCGTGGGTATGCGTCGCCACCAGCAGCCGCATGTCTCTTGTCTTCGCCAGATCAAGCTTCATCGCGTTTCCGAACCTCATATCCCCAATGTTCCGCCGCGGCCTTCATGCTCGCTTCCGACAGCACCGGAAGCGCCCAGCACTCCTCGCAGTCCGTGATCACGTCCAGCTCGGCGCGGACAAACTCGTCAGGAACCAGGTGTATTTTCGCGGACCTGACAAATGGCACTTCTGTCCCGTCCGAGCAGAGTACCTGCCAGCCAATTGCTATCGAGGGGCCGCCATCCTCGGCTCGCTTCGGTGGTACGATCTTCACCGGTCCCATGCTCATCTCGCTCACTTCCCTGCGACCCTTGCCGCTTTTGCCGCGCGTCGCGCCACGGTCTTCTCAATCTCGGCCCACAAGTACCCACCCAGTAACTCAAGCGCCGTTGCACTCCACAGATCGTACGCCGGCCGCATGAACGGCTCCGGCGGGTTGATCCGGCCAACTGCCTTGCCGTCCTTGTGGAACCGCTCCGCCGTCCCGAACTCGATCAGATGCGCGTGCGGTGCGTGGCTGCCGTCCTCCTGGACGGGCCCGACGTACATGGCCACGACATGGCCCGCGAAATCCGCCCGCGCGAGGCCACGCTGGCGCGGCGACAGCTTCGAGGAAATCGCGATGTTGAACTGCTCGCTGTAGGAATCTGCGGTGTCCCTCATCGGCTCCAGCGTCTTCTTCAGTACACGCCGGACCACACTTCTCGCCGTGCTGCGCGGCAGGGCCGCAAGGGCCTTTTCCGCATCGCGGAAGCCCTGCGTCTCCACCTTGAGCGACGTCCTCACCCAGCCCGCTCCGCGCTGATTTCCAGCCACTGGTGCCGGACGATCTCTTTGACACCGGTAATGCTCCACGCGTTGCCGTCGAAGATCAGGCTGTTCTCGCCGTTTATTCCCGACACATCTGACGCGTACCGAATGGTGAACCTCGCCATTTCCCGGTATTCGACGATCCCGGCGCGCAGCTTCTCCCCATCGCTCACAGCACGGAAAGCCGCCCAGACCGTCGCGAGCGCTTCCCAGACGGGGATCTCATCGCCTGCGGCGTCCGTGGTGTAACTCGTCACCTCCCGGATCGTGATCCGCCGATCGAGGTCGCCCGCACCGATCACAGACAGATCCTCCGGTAAGGTCCGATCAGCGCCTCCGTCGCGAGTGGAACAACAGTGCCCTCCCCGACCGACTCCCGCTGGCAATACCAGGTCGCCGCGAGTTGCATGACCGCGACGCGGAGCGCCCACGGAACATCGTCGGCATCGTCGCCATACCCGGCGGTGAACGTCACGGTCACGGGTTCCGCTACATCGTCGGCGAGCGATGGCTCGGTGAAATCCGGACCGAACCAGATCATCGAACCGAGATCCGCCTCGATCACCTCGTAGAGCCCCGACGCGACGGTCTGTTCAACCCCGTCCGGATCGTCATAGGTCACCGCCACCTCGGAGACGTCCGGGAACGGCAGCCGGATCATCGAAGCCCAGGCAGTCCTTGAGACCTTCCACTCCTGGTTGATCAGGCAACGCCCCAGGATCCCGGCATGACCGTCGAGTTTCGACACAGCAGCATCGAGGTAGGCCTGCATGATCGTGTCGTCATCCGAATGGTCGACGCGGACATGTTCCTTGAACTCCTCCAGCGAGACCGGTCTGGTCGCCGGAGGAGTGACCCGAATGGGCTTCATCTAGGTTACGCCTGGTCCGCCTGCGGGTTATCGTGGCCATCGCCGGCCAGCACCACCGCCGCGATCGGCGTTCCGCTGCCGTGCGTGCCGCTGAAATCGGCAAGCAGCTTCAGGTATCGTTTGCCCCCGACATAGCCAAAGCGATACGCCGCGGCCGCAGCGTGGGCGGCCTCCAGCGACTTGATGATGCCGCCGGTATCCACGGTATCGATGCCGAGCACGTCGTCGGCCGTCACCGCGGTATAGGTTGCATCGTCGTCGCTGTGCGTGAGCTTGAACTCGATCTTGTTCGTGCCGTCGAACGTGATGCCGCCGACACCGATCGCCAGCACCAACTCGGCCTTGTTGTAGCCCTGCAGGTCCACGGCCGGAGGCGTGTTGTCCGCGGAGAGCGATGCCGCTCCGATGGCGACCAGGGCCGTCATCTCGGAATGGAAGTCTTTCATGGTTCTGTCCTCTGGAAAGGTTTGATGGCGGGCCGCTCGGCCCGCCAGGTGTCCGTCAATCCCGTGCCGTCAGGCTCAGGTGGTGACCTTCATCACCTTGATGGCCTCGAAGTTCGAGATCCCGCCGCCGACGCGCTTCGTGGTGTAGAAATGCACGTAAGGCTTGTTGGTGTAGGGATCTCGCAGCACCCGAATGCCGACGCGATCGACGATCAGGTACCCGCGATTGAAGTTGCCGAAGGCGATCGGGAACTTGTTCGCCGCGACGGTCGGCATGAAGTCATCCGTGCGGATCGGCTTTCCGAGCAACGACGGCAGCTCGCCCTTGGAGTCCGGGATCTTGAACAGGTAGGTGCCGTCGCCATCCTTCAGCTTCCGCACCTTCAGCATCGTGTCGTCGGACATCAACCAGGAGGCATCCATGCGGTACTTCTGCTTGAGCGCGCCGAAGAGATCGATGAAGGCATCTGCGTCGGTGACCGCTGCTGCCGCACCGGATGCGACGAAGCCGACCTTGCCCCAGGCATAGCTGGCGTTGGCGACCATGGGATAGGAAAGGATCCCGCGCGGTTTGCCGACACCATCACCGCTGATGAAGGCCTCGCCCTCCTGCTCGGAGAACTCGATCGCGACCTCGTCTGCCAGCCATTGCGCGATGTCGATCGCTCCATCGTCCAAGGCTTTCTGCGTCGCCGCCGGGTTGGCGTAGAGCTCCATCGTGTTGAAGACCAGCTCGCGCAGCGTCGGAGTGTCGGTTTGCGACCGGGATTCCTTTTCGCTAACCCAGCCGGAGCCGGTGCCGCCCATGCTCACCAGTTTCTTGTAGGTGTCGGTCGAGATGGGCATCACGTTCGAAACATCGCGCATCACCGACACGCTTCCGACCACGCGGTCGATGGTCTCCGACATTTGCTCGGGCACCAGGTAGCCGCCATCCGGATCGCTGTCGGTCGACAGCGCCGCCTTCACCTCCAGCTCGTGGAGGTCGGCGTCGATGGCGCGATCACCCTTGCGGAACCACTTGTTGAACACGGCAGCATGCTCGGCCTTGGCCGGATCAGCGTCGGAACCAGCACCGCCGGTCCGGAGTGCTGCGAGAGCGCGGTTGGTCTCATCGAGCGCCTTGGTCAGATCGGAGATCTCGGCGTTGATCTTGTCGACCTTCTCGGTCTGAACCACATCCGCGAAATTCGCCTTGATGCCCTTCAGCTCTTTCTCGTGCTCGTCCTTGAAGGCCGCGAAGGTCTTCTGCAGCTCTTCCAGGATTGCCGTGGGGTTGGACATGTCCGCGCGCACAGCGACGATCCCGCGCGCCTTGCGCGGGTTTTCCATTTTCGACATCGGTCTTCCTTTCAGGACTTGATGCTGTCGATGAGCTGCCTTGCGGCAGCACTCCAGTCGCCAGCGTCTCGCGTGGCGGTTCCGGCAGAGTCCGTCATGCCGGCAAGGGCCGCGTCAGGCATGCCCTTCAAATTCTTGATGATCTGGCGCGCGGCGGTTCGCGTGGCACCACCCTTTGTCATGCGCGCCTCGGCGATCCGCGCCGGGTTCACGAGGGAGGCGCGCGCCTCCGAACCGCCCTCGCCAACCGCGTCGCTCGAAAGCAGTGAGTCCGCGAGACCCGCCGCAATGGCGTCCTCGCCATTGAACCACGTCTCATCGTCCATCCAGCGCGCGGCCGCGCTCGCCTTCACGCCGGCCCGGTCGGAGTAGACGGAAGTCATGGCCTCGTCGAAGGTCTCGAGCGTGTCGGCAGCCTCGCGCATGTCGTGGCGATTCCCGATGGCAACCACCCAGGCATTGTGAACCATCACGAACCCGGCCTTGCCTATCTGGACGCTGTCGCCAGCCATCGAGATAACCGACGCCGCGCTCGCCGCCATGCCGAGGATCCGCACCGTCACCTTTGCAGGGTGAAGCCGCAGAAGGTTGTAGATCGCGACCCCCTCGAAAAAGTCGCCGCCGGGGCTGTTGATGTCGACGAACACCTCCTGCTCACCGATGGCGCGCAACGCGGAGGCAACCCGCTTCGAGGTAACGCCACCGCCGGTCCAGAAATCCTCGCCGATGACATCCAGAACGGAGATCGTATTCTCCGGTGTCTGCTCGGCATGGATCCCAGGTGACCAGCGTTCCAGCGCATCGGGATCCGCTTCGAAGGCGAAGGTTTCCGGAGGCCGCTTGGCGTCGATTTCCGGCAGGGCTCGCAGGCTCATGTCTCTGTGTCCTCTTTGCTCGTGCCGGCGGGCGTTCCGGCCGTGTTCGGCGGATCGTAGTAGCGCCCGCCCTCCCCATCTTCCCGGGGGTTCATGTCCTCGAGGCTCCGCACCTCGTCGGTGTTCATCCAGCCCCACTGCAGCGCCTTGGCGTATCCATCGACACGGCTCTTGAAATCGCCGCGTATCAGCGCCGACCGATTGAACCGTGTATAGACATTCGGCTCAGAGACGATGCTCCTGTCGAGGGACTCTTCCCAGGTCGTCAGGTGATCTTCGAGCGTGTAGGTGACGAAGCCGATCCCCTGCGACTCGATGCCCGTTCCCCAGCTCGATTGCTTGTCGACATCCCCGATCATGTGGGGAGGTACGCCGAAGAACATGGCAATGTCGCCCCGGCTGAATTTTCGGGCCTCAATCCATTGCGCGTCCTCGTTGGTCATCGAGATCTTTTCGATCGTCATCCCCTCTTCCAGCACCAGCGAATGACCTTCGGCCTCACCACCCGCGCGGTACTCGTCGAGGCTTGCCCGCAGCGTCGCAACGGCTTCGGCGCCGATTCTCTCAGGGTGCGTCAGCACCGTCGACGGCCGAGCCGAGTTCTTCATCGTCTTCGCGCCGTGTCGCTCCTGCGCGATCGAGAGGCCTATGGATTCACGCGCATAGGTGATCGGAGAGACCCCCCGAACGCCGTCAAGCGACAGCCCCACCAGGTGCAGCACATCATCCTGCGGCAAGACGATCTTGCTGCCGTTGCGCCGCGTGTAGGTGTAGGCCAGCGACAGGTCGTCGAGCTGGTCCACCCGCATCCGATCGGGATCGAGCGGATTGAGCCCGATGACACGCCGCCGGGATTTCACCTTCAGCGCGTAGCCGTTTCCACGCAACAGGAGGTGCGCCTGCAGCATCCGCTTCATCTGCGACGGAGTCTGCCAGTCGTTCGGCCTTCGACGCAGCCACTCCCAATCGTCGTCCCAGGTCAGATTGACCCGCGTCTTCGCGCCCTCCCGCCGCATGACCTGCAAGGGAAGGTTGGCGACGGCGCCCGAGATGAGGCGGACGCACGCAAAGACGGCCCCGACGCGCAACGCTGACTCAGGCGTCACCGATACCCCGGCTGCCGACCCGGCGAGGCTCACCCGCAACGCCTCCTCCAATTGCCGTGGAGAGGTGATCGCGCGACCGCCATCGTCCGACTGCACCGCGGCGGAAGTACGTCGCACAATCGGAACGTCCCAGAGATTGCCCGTCATACGACCAACGCTCCGCGCTCACCGTAGACGGATTTTCCTGCTGCTTCAGGTCCAAGGCTCATGAGCGTCACACCGTTAAAGAGTGACATGACCGGATCGATCTTTGCCGACCCGCTCACTGCCTTCGTCACGACAACGGCGTTGCCCCGCGCTTCCGTCTTGGCGTTTCCGACGCACCAGGTCATCAGCCCCTGGTCAGCATGTTTCAGCGACCCATCGAACAGCTTGCGCTCCGTTCCCTTGATCGCCCCATTCAGCCTGTAACCCTGGCTGACAGAGCGGAGCTGGTCTTCCGTCAGCCCGGCGTCGTAGAGCGCGTCGACGATCTGCGCGACGCCTTCCGGATCGAGCCCGACGGCCGCCTTCGCTGGAAGAAGCCCCGCGTCGTTCGCCTGTGCGATGAGCGCGACCAATTCCTCGATGTCCTGTGTTTCATAGCTGCACAACGTCAGCTCACCCGCGGACTCCAGATCACGCAGCTCCGGGGCGATCTCCTTGCGCCGCTCCAGCACGATCTCGTGTGCCCAGGCACGCGACCAGCTCAGCCACCCGGTGCGCCCCTTCAGACGCCCCACGAAACTCATGCCGAGAAGGTCGTCGAGCCCGCCGCCGTCGATGCCGGCCACCACCACCTCGCAGCGATCAAACAGCCTTTCGACTGTCAGGTCAGGCTCGATCGACTTGGGCCAGTACACCGCGCCAACCCACCGATCCTGCACCAGGCCCTCGCCGATCTCGACGTTCAGATGCTGGCTCGCGAAAAGCGCCAGCGCGTCCGGGCCATCTTCTTCAGCCGTGCGAAGCTCGTCACGCAGATAGCCGAGGCTCACCGACCGTTCGAGGTTCGGATTTACCAGGCCCCACAGGTTCTCATCCTTCCAGCCGTTGTCCTTCGCTACCTCGCGCGGCAGCTCGTAGAGCACGGCCAGAACGGGAAGCTGCAGCTCGCCGTCCCGCACCCTGCGCGCCTTGTCCAGTTCCTTCTTGAACTGCCCGGCCGGTCGCTTCTTGGACTGCGTTGTGATTTGAAGGATGAACCCCTCCGGCCGCGCCGACAGACCTCCGCGGATCTCGATGAAGATCTCGCGCGCTTTTTCCTTGGCAGCCAGGACGTGGGTCTCATCGACCACGATGTATGTCGCCTTCGATCCTGTCACCACGTCGCCATCGGCCGAGACGATCATGATCACAGCCTCGGTTTCCCGATGCACAATCTGCTTCACGTGATCCTTGATGTGGAAGACAGCCACGAGGTCCGGATCCAGTTTCACGATCCCTTTCGCCTGGTTGAACACGATCGCCGAGATCGCCTGCGTCGGCGCGATCAGCAACAGCTCGGCCATCGGGCGCTCGTTCATGATTGCCGCTGTCACGATGATCGCGGCCGCGATGGCAGACTTCCCGTTCTTTTTCGGAACCAGCAGGAAGAACTCGCGGATCATCCGCGCCTTCAGAACCGGATCGTAGCAACCGAAGATTGCGCGGACGAAGTCGAAAACCCAGTCCTCGCAGATCTCACCGTAGGTCGGTGTGCCGATCAGGTCCGGAACCCGGAGACGCTTAAAGATCCGAAGCGCCTTTTCCGCGACAACCTCATTCAGCGGCAGATCCGGAACCATGGATCGTCCTTGCAGGATCCGGTCCTTCCAGTCTGGAACTGCCGTCGACCACCGCTGGTCCGGCTGGTGTTGGGACGACAGATCCATCAGTTGTAGTTCCCCGGCTTCAGATCGCCGCCCCAGGCATCGCCCTCAATGGTCTCCGCAGCCGCCCGGCGTGCTAGTTCCTTTTTGCCCACCGGCTCGTCTGCCGGTTCGCTTCGCAGCCGCGCACCCGCCAGGGCCCGGTCGTTCTTCTCCACGAGCTGCTCGAAGAACCTCATGGCACCGACATTCCCACTCTCGAAAGCCGCAGCCGCGGCGGCCTCAAGCTGCTTGGCAAAGAGGAGATCCCGCGCCCGATCGCGAACGGCCAGCTCGGCTCTAAAATGCCGCTTCAGCGTCGGGAGCGAGATCGGCTTTCCCGTGCGCGGGTCCAGGATGCAGCCGGCAATGCGGTCGTTCTTCCAGCCCATCGCGAGCAACATGCTGACTTTACGTGAGTTTTCCTCGGTCCATTCGAACGGCGGCCGACCCTTCTTGCGAGCCACACGGTATACGGGTTCTCCCCAAAGGTTGCGGCCGATCACATCGTCCGGATTTTCTCTACTCACAGAAAAAAAATCCCTCGCTTAGGGGGCGGCTGGTTTCCGTTCCAGCGCGCTCCAGAGTTTCGACCACCCCCCCCATATTCAGGTCTGGTGGGTCAGTTTAAGCTTCTCGGCGGCGATCATTTCCGCGTCGCCAGCGAACCGCGCCTCGATCGACAGGCATACCGCGTGGCAGTCCCGGCAGACCAATCGCAGGTTGGACAACACGTACCGGAGCTCGGGCATGAGCCTCCAGGGCCGCACGTGGTCAACGATCGCGGCCCGCGGATCCGACCGGCCGGAGACGACGATGCAGCCGCACATCTGACACAGACACAGGTCCCGCTGGACCACCGCGTCACGAACCTTGCGGCCGCGCCGCGTCGAGAATGGATGCGCCACCCCAACGGTGGATGGCTTGATGCCGGACCCGGCCACGCGCGATGGCGCCTGCGCCAACCGTGGCTTCACCGCTTTCAGCCTGCCCATCCACACCCCCAAACGCAAAGCGCCCGGGGCGGGATCTCCGCTCCGGGCGCACTGGTGTTCTTGGCTTAATGTCAATAGATGTAGTTCCTGACGTTGTCAACGACCACTATCGGTCGTCGCGCCACGGCGTCATCGGCGGCATGACGGACGTCACCTTGAACCCGTCCAGGCCGACCGAGCGCAACGCGTCCTGCAGGTGCAGCAGCGCGCCCCACCAATCGAGGTAGAACCGCCGCGCGGCCGAGATCCTCTCGTTGCTTGGCGTCCATCTGCACGGGCAGAACCGGATCTCGTGCCGCTTGACCCGACGGATGCGCGTGGTCGGGTTCTTCGGATTGCGCAACCACTTCTCCTCGTCCCAATGCCCCGCAACATCAGTCCGCGCCATGGGACCGCCGTGGCGGCTGGCCCGCTTCCACTCCGCCGGCGCCAGGCGCGGCACCGCGCCGGGCATCCAGTCGGGCACCTGCCGCGCCCGTGCCAGCTCCGCGATCATCACCGCCATGCGCCGCCCGCCACGCTGGACCGGCATCCCGCAGACCACGGCCGCGACGATCTCCGCATCCGTTGCGCGCGGCGACCAGCCACCGCCATCGATCTTCGCCCCGAGCCTGGCCTGCTCCATCAGCACGGCCTCGATGCCGACGCAACGCCCGGGCGCGAACTCGTCGAAGTCGAGCGACGCGCATTCCACCGCGAAGGCCCACTCCAGCAGCTCCTGCACCGCAATGGGCTCCCGCTGCCGCCCGGGCCGGACCGGAGCGTTCCGGCCGTCTGCCGTAATCAATCTTGCCATGTTCATCCGCTCGCTTCCCCTTGCGCCTGCCCCGGGACGCTTTGCGCCCTACCGTCCCGCAAACGTCCCACCGACCGTCCCGCCTCTATCTCTTTCTATTCATTTGATAATTGTATTGATTGGAAGGGTTTGGGACGGTGGGACGGTCAAAACATACCCCCATCCCCGCGCCTGTGCGCAGGTATGTACGGTTTTCAGCGTCCCACCGTCCCACCCCGTCCGGCGGGCCGAATATCCTGCGCAAATTCAAGGGCTTGAGAGTGGGACACTTGGCGGGACGTTTGCGGGACGCTTCCCTGCAAAACGTCCCGGCTTCTGTGTATCCGTGCACGAACATCACGAGACAGCCCCCGGAAGGTGCGAAACCGGGATCAGCACGCCCCGCACTTTGCGGTCGCCGCAGCGCAAGGGTCCGGGCGCCGGGCGGGCACCATCGAGGGTCAGCAGCGCCGCCCTGTGGCCGCCGCCGCGCCACCTGGTGCCCCCGAAGGCGCGGTTCAGTTGCGGATGCTCCCCGTTGATCACGAAGAGCTCGCGCTTGCCCACGTCGCCATCGACCACCCGCAGCCCCAGCCGCGCCAGCAGCTTCACGTCCGCCGGCGCATCGAGCGGCATGTCCTTGAAGCCCTGCAGGGAGGCGACCAGCTCGCTCACCTGCACCACGCCGCCGTGGTCCTTCTGCAGCAGGTAGGCGAGCAGCGTGCGCAGGCAGCGCTCGCCCTCGCCCTCCGTCTGCGCCTCCTTGGCCTCCATCAGCAGCGGCCGCGCGATTGCCTGCGCCTCCACCAGCCGGTCGTCGTCGAGCGGCGTGTCGTGCAGCATCAGGTCCCACCCGGCGAGGACGGCGCCAATGGTGTCGCCTGCCCGGCTGTCGCCGCCCATGGTCTGCACCAGCGCCGCGTAGCGCCTGTGTGCATCGTCCCACCGCTGCGGCGCCAGGTCGAGCATGCGGCGCCAGACGGCGGGCCCGAGGTTCAGCGCGTCCTCCTCCAGGTCCGCCAGCCGCGCCGCCGCGTCGGTGGCGTCCGACGCATCGGGACGCGCCTGCATCGAAAGCATGACGAACCGCGACCGGTCCTGCGGCTGCATGATGCCCGGCACGATCGAGGCGAGCAGCCCGGCGCCGAACAGCGCGAAGCGGATCGCCGCGTGTTGCGCCGTGCCGCGCTCCACCTGGGCGCCATCGGCATCGCTCATCAGCCGGAAAAGCGCGATGATCGCCTCCACCTGCCCGGCCTCGCCCGTCGTCTCCGCCTCGTCGAAGATCCGCACGATGGCCTGCCGGTTGGTCGCCTGCCGGACGGCCGCCTCGCTGGCGCCCTTCTTGACGCCGCCGGACATGCCGCCCAGCAGGGAGGACAGGATGCGCACCAGCGTCGACTTGCCCGACCCCAGCTTGCCCTGGATCCACATATGCGTGCGCCAGCGCGGGAACTGCCCCAGCACCGCCTGCCCGACCCAGCCCATGGCCACGTCGGCATCGATCGGGCGGCCCCATGCCCAGGTATCGCGAATCCGGTCGCGCACGAAGGCCAGTTCCAAGGCCGCCGCCGGCACCGACCCCGGCGTCGGGCAGCCGGGCGCGGCCGGGTAGATCGCCCGCTCAAGGAAGGCACCGGCCGGCTGTGCGCCATCGGGCAACAGCAGCGTGTCGCCCACGTGGGCCAGCGGCGCCCCGCCGGGGCCGCGCCAGGTTCCCAGCGACCGGACCTGCGTGTTCGGCGCGTAGAGCGGCAGCTCAGAACAGGCGGTGATCAGGAATTCCGCCGCGTGGTTGGTGTTGAAATCCTTGTCGCCTTTCAGGGGCTTCGCGATCCACCGCAGCCACCGGAGCGGGTCCGCCACGCCGGCGAACAGCGAGAACAGGCGCGTCCGGTTCGACAGGTCGCGCGCCGTCAGCGGCACCAGCTCGCCCCGCGCGGACAGGAAGTAGAACACGCCATCGGCAGCGCCAACGGGCCGCACAGGGAACGCCGGCGGCAGGTCGCGCGCGTCCGCCGCCCCGCGGGGCGGGAGAGCCTCTTTGCCCCGGCCACCCCGCGGAATCGGGGGGGAGGAGGCATGGACGCCGCCCGCGTCGTCTTCGTTCGGATCGGGGCCGACTTCGTCTTGCTCCCCGACCGGCTGCAATCTGTCGAATGGATCGTCTGTCATGTCTTGCGGAACGCCCCGTCCGGATCGACCTTTCGCAGGAAGGCCGCGCGATCTGCCTCGGGCATCGCCTCCCACAGCGCGACAAGCAGGCGCTTTAGCGCGCCCGTGTTCAGCCGGCCGCGATCTGCCATCAGGCGCCGGGCAAGGGCCGCGAAATAGACCTCCACCTCGCGCGGGCTGGCGAGATCGGCCCAGAACGCCGCATCGGCGCGTATGTCGTCGAACGACGCGGGCGGCCCGGCCGTCTCCAGCTCCGCCAAGGCGCGATCGAGCATCCAGGCCATCGCCTCGCGCGGGCATCGGTCGCCCTGCCCGAACAGCGTCTGCAGCACGTCGAACAGCAAGAGCTCCGGCGACAGCCGGTAGAGCGTCACCTTTTGCAACAGGATGTCGGTGCGGGACCCTACGGCCGCCCCTGCCTCGATCGGCCTCTGCTCGGTCATGCCGCGTCCTCCCATGGAAACCGGTATCCAGGCGCGCGGGTCAGGCGGTAGCCCTCCCGCGTCATCGTTTCGATCTCGAAGCCGGTCAGGTGGCGCAGCCGCTTGCGCATGCGGGCCACGCACCATTGCGGCGCGCGGGCCGAAAACTCGTCGCTCTCCGGGGTGTCGCCGTAGAGCAGGTAGAACATCCGCCGGTAGGTGACGATCCGGCCCTCGGCCGCGTAGAGCGCGCAGAACGCCTGCCGCAGGCGCGGCTCCAGCTTCACGCCCGGAAACCGGCCGATCTCCGGCGTGTCGCCGTAGAACTGGTCGATGATGTCGAGCAGGAAATCCACCGCCACGTCGCGCGGCAGGGCGTAGGTGATCTCGCGGAGCGATTCCATCCGGCCGCCGTAAGCGCCATGCCGCTCGACGATCGCGCGCAGCGCGGCGGGATCGAGCCCCGCGGCGGCGGCGATCCGGCCAATCCGGCGCGCGACGCTCTCGCGCGGCGGCACGGCCGGTGCCAGCGCCGCCCCGCCGTCTCCTGCTGCACGTATCGACCGGAACACGGGCCCTACCCCTCCATCGCGGCGACAGAGGTCCGCGACAGGATCAGCCTCGGCGCCGCCGGAACGGGCGGCATCTTGGCCTCGCGCTCCTCGCGGACGGCGAGGCCCTGCATTTTCTCGGCATAGAGCTCCTCGAAGGACCGCCCGCCCGCCATCACGCGCGCACCTCGTACCCGGCAGGACGGACAGCGCGCGGCCGGGCCACGTGAGTGGTGGATGTCAAGCCGGTCCGGGCCCGCTCGCCGCGCGCTGATTCCGGCGCGGCCCCTGCCCGCCGGGATCTCGAAAGAAGGTTACCCGCGCCACCCAGGGAGGAGCAAGAGTGGCGCGGGCCCAGTTCCGCACCGCCCAGGGAGGAGGACGGGCGATACGGATTCTTGGACACACCCGCCGCGAGCAGCGCTTCGGCGTGCCGGAAAACTGTCACATTGACCTGTCCTTTTAGACAGGGTTTGGGTTGCAAAGACGAACCATGACCGGAGCCAAAGAGATGACCACCGCGACCTGCCCAGTCTGTGATTCTGCGGTTTCGCCCAAGGCATTCGACTGCCCCAATTGTGGCCACCCGCTTCGGAAACTGCGGCGCGGTTTTTTCGGCATCCTTTTCAAGTGGCTCTTTATCGGATGGAACCTTCTGATGCTCGCATGGCTCGTGCTTGGCCTCGGAGACGTGGGCAGCCAAATGGATGGTCTTAGTGAAGCAGAACAGGCTGGCGCAGCCATTGGCGCCACCATCGGCATAGGGATGGTCATCACCGTTTGGGCTCTCGGCGACATCGTACTGGGACTGCTCGTCCTTTTTACCAGACCCCGCAAATAGGGTGCGACCATGAGAATCGACGCCACAATCCTCGCTGTACTGGTACTTCTTGGCGCCACTCAGGTTCATGCCGAGGGCCCAGCCTATAACGAGCCAGCTGCCAAGGAGCGCTGCGAAACCGAATGGCCAGGGAATTTCCAGATGACGAAGTTCTGCCTCGACCAGGACGCCGCCGGCTACCGCGAGTTCACCGCCTTGCGGCAAAGCCTCGACGCCGATCTCTTCGTTCAAAGCGTCGACGAGTGCGTTGCGGAGTGGCCAGCCAACTTCCAGATGGCGAACTTCTGCGCACAGGAGCGCATCAAGTCGCTGCTCAGCATCGAGGCCCTTCAGGAAGATGTGCCAGAAGCCGTTGGAACGGAAATTCTCGGCAAATGCTATGCCGATTGGGGCCTCAACTTCCAGATGGTGGCGTTTTGCATGGAGCAACAAGTCACGGCATGGAAGGAACTGCAGGAGTAGCCTCACGCCCGGTCCCTCCGCAGGAAAAATTTTTCCGCCCGCTGCACCAGCCAGCGATGCCGCTTGAGCGCGCGCGTCGCGCCGTCCTGCGCGATCCGTCCGCGGATGTGCCAATAGGCACGAAAGAGCGTCCCCCTCATGCGGCCCTCCCCATGGGCCCGCGCCGGCGGCCCAGGCGCATCTCGACCTGGGCAATGGCGGCGACGGCAAAGAAATACGTCAGGCTGGCGTCGTTTTCACAGCGCAGCCAGTTGCGGACGGTGCGCTCGCTGCACCCGAGCGCCCGTGCGGCCTTCGCCGCAACCTCCGCCTCCGACCGCGCCGGAAAGGCGCACCAGAGCAGATCGGCGAACCGCTGTCGCGGCGAACGTCTTTCGTCCTCGAACGAATTGGAAAGATTTTTCACGCGGCATGCTCCATCTTGTTCCTGTGAGAGGGAACATCTGGAGCCAACAGCGAGAGAGGGGGATGCGGCGGTCAAGCGGCGTCCCCCTCGGGAGTTTCGGCGCTGAAGAAGTGCTCTGGCCGAAGATCAATCCCCTCACGACGCGCAGCGGAAAGCAATTGTTGCTGAACCTCGGAAGGTATCACACCTCCCGTTCCACCGCGTTCTTTTGGATACGTCCACCGTCGAACGCGGGTTTCATGCCGGCCCGTCAAAGCAGCGACGGCCGCGAAGCCGCCACACACATCGATCACTTGTTTCGCAGAGCTTTTCATCGCGCACCATGAATTGCGTATTTCGCAATTTATGGCAACACAAAAGTTGCGATATTCGCGATTTCCTTACCTTCACCCAGAAGGTGATAAGTCACCCATGACTGAAGATACCCCCATCGACGAAATGTCTGGCGAGGACATCCGGAAGCTGGTCAAGGACCTCGGTGGAACTCAAGCCATGCTCGCTCAATCCCTCGACATTTCAGCCGACAAGCTGAGCAAGACGTTGAGCGGCAAACGCCAATTCAAAGGCGCGGAACTTGTTAAGGCGCAAGAGTTTATCAGGCGCCTGCGCGTGCTTAGAGATCGAGAAGAGCGAGGTCTCCCCCTACCGCCTCCAGGTTCTGGTTACTTTTCCGTTCAGAACGCTGCGGACGTTCTGTATACCCTTGATCGACAACTTGGAACGGGACGATTTGCTGACCAAGCAACACGCTCGGAGTACTCTGACAGCGCGCTACGTGGACAGGATCTTGTGCCAGTGTATGACGTCGAGGCGTCGGCCGGGAATGGCACGGTCGTAGAATCCGAGGCACCAGTATTCAGCTTAGCATTTCCGCCAGCCTATCTGAGGCGCCTTACAGGTAGCGACCCCCGCAACTTGGCCATCATCAGCGTGAAGGGTGACAGCATGGAGCCGACCCTTCTGGACGATGACATCGTCCTCCTGGACTCCAGCAAGACCAACCTCAGCTTCGACGGGCTTTTCGTTCTTAAGTTCGACGATACCCTTCATGTCAAACGGGTGACCCGCTCCCCGAAGAAAGGGCACATCACGATAATCTCTGACAACAGGCAATACCCCACACAGGAGTACTTAACAGCGGAAGTAACCGCCGTTGGTAAAGTGCTCTGGTACGGAAGGAAGGTGTAGCACCTTTGCCCCGTGCAGGTCGCGCACCTCATCAACGAATTGTTAAATCCATTGCACGAATCTCGGAGTTGACATAAATGTCAACCGCAGAGCAACTGGCCCGACAGGGAAAACTTCGCAAGATGGGCGGAAACCTGCGGCCTGACCAGCAGAAGCTCAGACTGATGTACGCAACGCCGACGGCAATAGGAACAATACAAACAACGGTGCGCGATCTTGAGACCGACGGATTTGTCGAAGGCGCCATTCGCCCACTCGAACAAGCCATGCAGCAGGTTTCGAGCTTCATCCGGGGGGATGACTACGGAACATGGATGGAACCACACAAGATCCGACCGCACGAGGAATGCGTATGGGAGTTGAAAACGGCGGACCTACGTCTATTCGGGTGGTTCCACCGCCCCCTGCAGTTCATACTGTCCGACATCGGGATAAAAAGCCAATGCACCGATCTGGGCCTGTACCACGGCTACCTGAAGCAATGCGTGCAGCATCGCGACGAGTTAGATCTGGACCCGCCGAAATACGTGGATGGAGACTTGGATGACCTATTCTGAACATCAGGACGCGGTCGAGGAGTTCAACTTTGAGATCGACCACAAGGACACCGGGTCGAGCGAATACATGTGGCACCTCCACACCGCCCTTGCGAAAGTGGCGCTCGAAGCCATGCGACGAGACGGCCTGACGCGCAAGAAGATCGCCGACAAGCTGGGCGTCGACAAGGCCGTCGTCACGCGGATACTGAATGGCGGCGCGAATCCCACAGCCCGAACCGTCGGGGAACTGCTGTGGGCGATCGGCGCGAAACCGGCCGTCGACTTCACTCTAATCCCGAAGAGCAGCAACGGCTATGCCACCACCGATAGGCCGAACGTCATTCGCATATCGCCCGACATCACTACCGGCACCTCTGTCCGGAGCAACTTCGCGCCAAAACCAGTAGTCGCCACGACCGGATGAAACCCTCATTTCAAACCGTGTTTTGCGATGACATTCGGCAGGAGGACAACGGGAAGTTCCTCCTGATTGGTGCGTATGCAGGCGACATTCGCTTACCGCAACCAGGACAAATCAAGATCAGCTTTTGGATTCGCTCGACCGGCATCCCCGCGGGCGAGCACCAGTTGAGGATAGAGTTTTCTGCACCCGGGCAGCCGCCACCAGCATACGAAACGAAGATTTCAGTTGATAAATCCGTCGATATCGGAACTTTCTCAGTCGTCGGCGTGCCCTTTGAGATAAAGAAAACTGGAGAGCTATCGGTCATTGTCGAGCTTGACGGGGATCGCGAAATAGCTGGGCGTATGGACGTCGTTGTGGGCCCTCCACCAGACCCTGAGTAGCACATCTCATTCATGTCACCGAACCCCGTCATCGCGCGGGGTTCATTCATATTTGCGAATCGACAATCCAAGTTTGCGTTGAAGGTGTTGCGCTATCCGCATTTTATAGTTGCGATAATATTGCGAATATCGCAACAATAGCTCCATCGACACCGATGGAGTCTCCGATGAACACCTGCCCGACGCGGATTTCTCTCCCGCTCGCCACGCGCGCCGAGGCGCTGGCGGTCGTCACCCGCCCCGAGCGCCACCATGATCGCCCCGGCCTGCGCCTGGTCGCATGGGCGCACCTGATGCGCGAACGCGGCCACCGGATGCACCAGCTCCGCGTCCGCACCGAGCAACGCGCCCGGGGGATGATCTGATGGGGGAGCTTCAGGACACGCCCTTCGTCGTCGCCTGCCAGGACGTCCACGAACAGGCGCGCGCGGCGATCTCCTCGCAGGCGCAGATCCGCGACGTGCCGGGTATCGCGCTCACCCTTGACCTGACGGAGCGACTTGTCGACGGCCTCGCCACGCTCGACCCCGACGCCGCGCTCACGCTGCTGGCCTGCTGGTCGGACACGATCACCCACCGCTACGGCGACCCCGACGAGGGCTGCCTGATCGACCTCGCGACAGTCCAGAACGACATGAACGCTGCCGTCGCCGCCCTGCGGGACGCCTGCAAGGCAAGCGAGGTGGCGGCATGAACAGCTACCAGCACCAGGCCAGCCTGCGCGCGGCCCGCGACCGGGGCTATCGCCACGGCCGGATGATCGCAACGTTCCTGCTGCGCGCCGGCGCCGTTGGCACCGCCGCCGTCCTCGCCTTCGAGGCGCACCGCTGGGTCGCCTACTGGCAGGCCAATCCGCCGGTGTGGCCATGAGCGACCCGCACGAGACCGAGGCCGCCTATAGCCGCGCTGTCTCGAAGGCCGCGCAGGATCTGCAGGACCTGCTGAACGCGCCGCCCGAGGGCGTGGTTGTCCGGTTTGAATATTGGGAAATCGACCGAAGCGAGATCAGCGGCCCGATCCGGCTCCACCACCGAATTGCCGCGCGCTGCTACCGCCAGCTTCCCGATTTCCTGTCCGCACCGGAGGCATCCGAATGACCCTTACCGCCGAAACCGTGACCGCAGCGGCGGCCGCGCTGAACCGTGTCGAAACCATCGACCGCATTGTGGTCGATATATCCAACCGGATTGGACGCGAAGAACGGAACATCGGCGAAGAGCTGATCTCCACACTTGGCAGAAACATGCTTCGCGGCCCGAGCGCGGACCTCATCGGCCGCTCCGCGCTCTGCGGCATCGTCAACGGCCTGATCGACGAGCGCGAGGCCGTTGCCGAGAAATACGCCGAGGTGGTCGAGTTTCCGCCCGCACCGCCCCGCGTCGACCCATCCCGCGCCAACAGGAAGGCAGCCACATGACCGACAGAACCCATGCCACGATTCTCGCCCGCGCCGACTGGCTCGAAACTGAACTGCAGCGAACCGATGGGCTTTCCCACGCGACGCCCGATGACGCGGAGAAGATCCGCAACGTCATCGAGGAGATCGCCGACAAGATCGCCCGCATGGACGGCACGAGCCTCGCGCTCGGCCGCGGCACCGAGCGGCTGCGCATGCACGGCATCACCGTCACCAGCACCGCCGGCCCCCTGAACCTGTTCCGCGCATGGGTCCGAAAGGCGCGCGCGGTGACGGGCGTGCCGGAGGACGCCGCGCAACCGTCGGAGGGCGAGGCATGAGCGTCGTTGCGATCCTCGCCCGCCGCGACGAACGGGCGACGGCAGGATGACCCTCACATGACAGCGCCAGCCTTCCTTCTGCCACGCCTCATGAAAGCGCCGTCCGCGGCCGCTTATCTCGGCATGTCGGAGTCGAAGTTGCTGACCCTGCCGATTCCGCGCAAGGTGGACGGCAGGAATCGCCTCTACGACCGGTACGACCTGGACGCCTACGCCGACAGCCTGCCAACCGAAGGCGAGACGGAAGGAAACGAGGGCAACGGGTGCGACGACATCTTCGGAGTGAGCGGGTGAAATTGCCACGGGTCCAGCGCGTCACGCGGAACGGCAAGTCGTACAAGTATCACCGCATCACAGGTGGCAGGCTCCCTGCCGACGTTCCGGAAGATGACCCGGCTTTTATTTCGGCATGGACCGCAGAGGAGGGGCGCAAGCGGGCACCGAAGACCAGGCACGGAACCGGGACCATCGGAGCGGCGTGCACGGCGTATCTTTCCTCGAAGAAGTTCATGGAACTCTCGGAAGGCTACAGGCGTCCGACCCGCCGGCATATCAGCACCATTGTGGAAGAATACGGCACCGCGCCTATCAAGGATCTCCGGCCCTACCACATCCAATCCGATCTTGCGAAACTACCCGCGAACCCGGCCCGCGCCCGCCGCAAAGCATGGCGACTGCTCTGCGCATTCGCATTGGCGTCCCGATTCATTGCCGAAGACCCGAGCGACGCCACAAAGGCACCGAAGGCACCGAAGACCGACGGACACGAACCGTGGTCGGTCGAGGAAATCGCCGCGTTTCGAGACCACTGGCCAATCGAGGATCCGCGCCGCCTCGCATTCGAATTGACCTACTGGACGGGTGCTCGCATCTCCGACGCATGCCGGCTGACGCTTGGCATGGTCGGAAAGGGCGACGGGGTTCTCACCTTCACGCAGAAGAAGACCAAGGGGAAGGCGCATGTTCCGTGGACCTGCGCCATGCAGCCATTTGCCGACTTGGAGACACACGGGTACCTGATGGCCTGCATCGAGGCGCAGCGCCCCGGTATGGCACTGATCGTGACGATACACGGGAAACCGCGATCAGAGAAAGCACTCGGGAATTGGATGGCGGAATCGGCCCGCCTCGCCGGCGTCCAGAAGAGCGCCCACGGATTGCGGAAGTCTCGCCTCATCCAGCTTGCTGAGAATGGCGCACCGGCCCTCGCAATGATGGCTTGGAGCGGCCACAAAACGCTGGACGAGGTTCAGCACTACATCATCGCCGCGGAGCGGAAGCGGGCCATTTTGGGAACGGAACAAGACCAGAACCCTGTAAACAAGGTCGGACCCACCCGCAAAAAGTCATAA